TCAATGATCTTACAGAGGATGCTGACTATCAAAGATTTATTTCAGGTTTAGCAAAAATTCAAGTAGCCCTTGGGCATCAAGTTTTAGTTATTGCAGACAGAGTTGGATTTTTACAAAAGGTAAATGAATATGTCGGAGAAACGTGTGTGTTGGTTACTGGCGAAACCAATTTTGAACAACGTCAACAAATCAAACAACAACTACTCTCAAAAGAAAAAATGTGCATTGCTGGTAGCCGCCAAATCTTCAGTGAAGGCATCTCCATAAATTCACTTAGTTGTGTTATCTTAGCAGTACCTATTGCAAATGATAGCTTACTAGAACAGATTGTTGGCAGAATTCAACGTCAACATGAAGGTAAACAAACTCCAGTAGTCCTAGATATGCAATTTGCAGGTTACATGGATAAGAAACAAAACAGGGATAGACTAGGATTTTATATGCGTAAGGGCTGGGAGATTGAACTGGTATAAAAATTTACACTTGTAAATCTCTATTTACTGTGATATAATATATTCTTACATCTGAGAAATGACTTTATTTTTTAACCTTAAAACTCTAGAACAAGATACAAAAGGCAGCTCTGAATACTTAGTAGAGGCGTTGTATAAGTTTTATCGTGGTATTACTATACCAAAAAATGTTCATGAAAAATACAAGCCATTACCAAGATTAAAAACAGGAAGTAGTTTTTTACTACAACCTGAATCGTTTTTTAAAGACACGGGCACAGATTCAGTTTATAAGGCACAGTATATTAGATTGGCCGGACTTAGAAATTATGGATTATATAAGACTTACGGAATCAAATCTTTAGACTTAACATTATATCCTGATATTAATATTACTAATATAAAATCAAACCCGCTTTTAATAATTGCAAACAAACAAATTAAATTTATACACGAGGAAATTTAAAAATGGCACTTAGCTTCAAACAAACCAAAGGTCGCGCACAGAAATCATCGGTTGAAAGTTACGAGTACAAAGACGGTGAAAACGTTGTCAGACTGATTGGTGGTGTTTTGCCACGATATGTATACTGGGTTCGCGGTACTAATAACAAAGACATTCCTGTGGAGTGCTTGGCATTTAGCCGTGACAAAGAAAAGTTTGATAATCTAGAAAAAGATTGGGTTCCTGAATTTCATGCTGACTTGAAGTGCAGCTGGAGCTATGCGGTTAATTGCATTGATCCTAAGGATGGAAAAGTCAAGGTTCTTAACCTAAAAAAGAAACTCTTTGAACAAATCATTACTGCCGCAGAAGATTTGGGCGATCCTACTGATCCTGAAACGGGTTGGGATGTAGTATTTAAACGAGTAAAAACTGGGCCACTTACTTATAACGTGGAATATACCTTGCAAGTACTACGTTGCAAACCTCGCAAACTAAATGCTCAAGAACTTGAATTAGCCGATAAAGCCCTGCCTATTGATGAGAAATATCCTCGTGCAAATCCTGATGAAATTAAAGCACTTCTGGAAAAACTTCAAGCTAGTGTAGAAGACGAACATTCTCAAAGCGAACAAGAAGCCGTAAAAGAGCTAGGTTAAACAACAAGCCCGCTAGAGTACCATGCTTTAGCGGGCTATTTACGCTTTAAAGGTTACAGCATGGAACATATTAAACATGAACGATTATTAGAATTATTAGATTACAATCCTAATACTGGCATATTTACTTGGAAAGTAGATAGAAAAAGGCTAGCAAAAGCTAATTCTATAGCAGGTAGTGTTAATGGTTCCGGCTATAGACAAATCAGTGTAGATGGAAAGTTATATTTAGAACATAGATTAGCTTGGTTTTATTGTTTTCAAGAATGGCCTGAAAATATTATAGATCATATAAATAATATAAAAGACGATAATAGACTTGATAATTTACAGGATGTTACTCAAAATAAAAATGTGCAAAAAGCAAATAAAAAACTTTCTAGTTCAGGATACAGAAACGTTAGAAAAATATACAATAGATATCAAGCAGCTATAAAAGTAGGCGGTAAAACTATTCATATAGGAATGTATGATACTGGAGAAGAAGCCTCTATAGCAGTAGAAAAATATAAAAAAGAATTCAATTTATGAACATACTTTTCAGTGCGGATATACACATAAAACTGGGTCAGAAAAACGTTCCAGTTGAATGGGCTAAAAATAGATTTAATCTATTTATTGAACAGTTTAAGAAAATGCAGCAACATGCTGACCTAGTAGTCCTAGGCGGCGATATATTTGACAGACTTCCCACTATGGATGAAGTCGAGCTATACTTTGACCTAATTGCTAGTATTAATGTAGAGTGCATAGTCTATCCTGGCAACCATGAAATGCTTAAAAAAGATACCACTTTTTTAACTTACTTAAAACGTGCCACACAACGAATTAATCCACTAGTAAGTATTATAGACGATTTTTATACTCGTCATCGTATTGATTTTATACCTTATAATAGGCTAAAAGAATTAGAAACTACAAAGTATACTTTTGAGGGAAGGATTCTGTGTACTCATGTTCGTGGCGAAATTCCACCACACGTTAAGCCAGAAATTGATTTAACACTACTAGATCGTTGGCAAAAAGTACTAGCAGGAGATTTACATAGTTATGAAAATAGCCAGCGAAACATTATTTATCCAGGCAGCCCTTACACTACTAGCTTTCACCGTAATGAGGTTGATACTGGAGCTGTATTATTAAATACAGAAGATTTAACTCACATTTGGATGCCTTTTCAGCTTCCGCAGCTTATTAAGCAAACTGTAGGAGTACATGACCCTAAACCGCAGACACCTTTTCATCATACAATTTATGAAATTGAAGGTGATTTGCATGAATTAGGTCAGCTTGAAGACAGCGACCTAATTGACAAAAAGGTAGTTAAACGTGCACAAGAAACTCAATTAATCCTAGATCCAGAACTTAGTCTAGGCGAAGAAGTCAAAGAATACCTAACATATATCTTACAACTTAATGAAACTGCAGTTGCTGAAACACTAAAAGAATTTTACAACTACTCGGATAAATTAGAGCTATGATAACACTAAAAGAACTACGTTGGTCCAATGCTTTTAGTTATGGTGTTGATAATCGTATTGATTTTACTCAAAGCCCGCTTACTCAACTTGTGGGTAAAAATGGTCATGGTAAAAGCAGTGTTGCGCTAATCTTAGAAGAAGTTTTATTCAACAAAAATAGCAAAGGTATTAAAAAAAGCGATATCTTAAACCGTTATATTAAAGACAAGCATTATCAAATTGAATTAGTATTTGATAAAGACGGTTGTGAGTATAAGATTGAAACAAAACGTGGCGCACAACAACAAGTAAAATTGTATAAAGGTTTAGAAGATATTAGTGGACATACGGCTACTACTACTTATAAACTAATAGAACAGTTAATTGGCATTGATCACAAAACATTTTCACAAATTGTTTATCAATCGCATGCAGGCAGCCTAGAATTTTTAACTAGTGCTGATACGGCCAGAAAAAAGTTTTTAATTGAACTGTTAAACTTAGGCAAATATACACAAGCTGGAGAAGTGTTTAAAACAGCAGCAGCGGAAGTAGGTAAAGACCTTACACAAGCACAGGCTAAATTGGACACTATTCAACAGTGGATTGCTAAGTATAATAAAACAAGTTTTGAACCAAAAAGTTACGTTTTGGTTTCTACACTAGATGATAGTCTAGTTGCAGAAGCTAGTAGATTGTCAACTACAATTCAAGATATTGAGAAAACTAATAAAAAGATTACGCAAAATAATATTTATAAACAGTTAAAAGATAAGATTAATTTATTACCTGTGCCTGATAAACCAGAAGGTGATATAAGTGTTTCAATAACTAAAAAAGCAGAGTACGATAAAACCATTCAAGATGCAACCTTTTTTAAAAGAAAAATGGAGTCTTTGCATGGTAATTGCCCTACCTGTTTACAAACTATTGATGATACAAAAACTAAAAACTTAATCACAGAACAAGATGGAGTTATTTTAGTTGCCAAAGCACAGGTCGAACGAGAAAATAAACGTATTAAAGAGTACAATGATCAACTTAGTAGTTGGAATACTGCTAAACGCAACCAAGAAGAGTGGGAAAAATATCATCAATTAATCGACACGGAACTGCCCGATAGTCTATTGAATGAAGCAATATTACAAAAACAATTAAAAGATTTGCAACAGCAAATAGAAAGTATTAAACAAGATATTGTTAGAGCAGAAAAGTTAAACCAAGAAGTAACTGTACATAATAATCGACTAGAGTTGATAAAATCACAAATAGTTGAAATGGAAGTAGAACTTGGCGAGTGGACTGCAACAGCAAAACAATTAACTGCAAAATTAAATACTATTAATACTTTAGTGAAAACTTTTAGTACAACTGGATTAGTTGCGTATAAAATTGAAAATCTTGTTAAAGACCTAGAGCACATTAGTAATGAGTATTTAGGCGAACTTAGTGGTGGCAGATTTCAAATCAGTTTTCAGATTAGTGGTAGTGATAAATTAAATGTTATTATTACTGATAATGGAATAGACATTGATATACTTGCACTTAGCGGCGGTGAACGAGCTAGAGTTAATGTGGCAACACTATTAGCAATTCGTAAACTAATGCAAAGTTTAAGTCAAAGTAGGATAAATCTATTAGTTTTGGATGAAACTATAGAGGCCCTAGATGTAGACGGTAAGGAGAAATTAATTGAAGTCTTACTTAAAGAAGAATCTCTTAATACTATCCTTGTTAGTCACGGATTCAGCCACCCTTTATTGGAAAAGGTACACGTTGTTAAACGAAACAACATTTCTAAAATCGAGGGATAATATGTATAAAATCGAGCACGTAATCAATGCTAAAGCAACCGCCGCTATTAATGGCAGGGAAACTGAGCTTTTTGTTGGTGATGAACTTACCGAAGATCAACTTGCAACACTAAAAGTTTATGGTGATAAGTTGATTTATAGGATTGATCAAAACTGTACTGGAGAAGTATGCGGAATTGACATTGAAGCACACTTACCAGAACCTTCAACGCCGGGTGTGTCAATACCAGCAACACCAGTAAAGCCTGTAGAGCCACCAGTTACTAAATAATGGTAGATTCTAGAGCTAAAGGCGCTAGAACTGAGTTAGTA